GATGGACGAAGCATATCTGCGCGGGGATATCGAAGCAAAGGATTATTTCAAACAGCGCGAACACTGGACCCGGGCCCGCTGGATTGCTCCTGGCTGGGGATATATAGATCCGGAAAAAGAGATCAACGCTTCAATTACCGCAATCGATAATAATATTTCTTCACTCGCCGATGAATGCGCAGCGCACGGTCGTGATTATGAAGACATCATGAAACAGAGGGCAAAAGAAGAAAAATTACGTAAAGAATTAGGGCTTGAGAAAGCGCAGCCAAAGGCGAAAGTACCGGTAGGTGCCGGAGCCCCCGCTAAGGAAGAGGTTATTCCAGGGGCGCCTAATAAGGAGGATCCTAATGAAGAAAATTAATGAAGCGGCATTTTTAAAGCCGTGGGCGATGAAAGAGGATGTGGTCATCGCGATGAAGGAGATTGTGGAGCGTCACCTTAAGGGTGAAAAGCTTTCCGATGTCGAGATCGCGGCAAAGACCGGCACTAAAAAGGATGCGCCCGCTTACGAAGTGGTCAATGGTACCGCGCGCATCCCGATATACGGCGTTATCTCTAAGAGGATGAGCTGGATTCAGAGGATATCGCAGCCGGGAACGTCTACGCTGGAAATCGAGGATATGCTGCAGCAATCCATGGAAGATCCCGAGGTAGAGCGCATTTTATTGGATATCGACAGCCCTGGCGGAAGCTCTGATGGGATCCTTGAGTTGTCGGATTATATCTTCGAATTACGTGGGCAGAAGGAAATCGTGGCTTTTGCAAACGGCCAGATGTGTTCAGCTGCGTACTGGCTCGGGTCTGCGGCCGATAAGGTCTACGCCAGCAGGGGCGCGGTAGTAGGCTCGATCGGCGTGTATGCGGTGGTAGATGATTACACGCATGCAAATTGGGAGGCAGGAGTCAGGTCGGAGGTGATCAAGGCCGGAAAGAACAAAGCCGCAGGGCATCCAGACAAGCCTTTTACCCAGGATGACCGTGAAGTGATTCAAAAAGAGGTTGACGTCATCTATAACCTCTTTGTGGAATCGGTGGCGCGAAACCGCGGTATGTCTATTGAAGACATGCTTAAATTAGCGACAGGTGATATTTTTATCGGCAAGGATGCGGTAGAAAACGGCCTGGTTGACGGCATCAAGACGTTTGGTGCCTTCCTTAATTCATCAGCTGCGGAAACGGCGAGAAAAGTCCAGGTATCAAAAGGCGCCGCTGCTGTTAAAGGGATAGAAGATATTAATAACAAAAAAACAGAGGAGGTAGGTATGGAATTAAAAGGAGCCACAGTCGAAAACGTTAAGGCGGAGAATAAGGCGGTCGCCGATGCGTTGATCGCAGAAGGTAAATCCGCCGGCATCACAGAAGGTAAGGGCATCGGTATCGAAGAGGGCAAAACGGCAGGCGCGGAAGCCACAAAGACAGCCGAAAGCGCGCGCGTGGCCAAGATAATGGAATCAATGCCTGCGGGTATGGAAGCAATGGCATTATCCATGATCAAGGAAGGCAAGTCGCCCGAAGAGGCCAAGGATGCATATTTAAAGGCATTCAAGAAGGAAGCGCCCGCATCACCCGGAGCAAACGCGGATCCCGCAGCCGGTGCAGCAGCAGAACTTCCTGTAAAGGAAAAAGCAGTTCAGGAATTTGAGAAATCGCATGATCTGCAAAAGGAATTTGGCAGCAAAGGCGCATACGTTGCCTTTAAGGTCAAAGAAGCAGAAGGCAAGGTAAGGATTCTCTCGAGTAAAAAGGCAAAATAGACATTTAACCAAACACTAAAGGAGGAGGCAAACCATGAGTACATTAGCAAAGAACCAGCCTAGGGCATTTGAGGAAGGCGAGATTAACGATCTTCCGGTGATCGCTAACGATATTATTTACGAAGGCGCCGCGGTCGGTGAAAGTTCTACCACAGGCACATTCCGTCCACTCGTTGCCGGGGATAACTTCGCCGGTTTTGCAACACGGAAAGCCGATAATACCGCTGTAGGAGCTGCCGCAGGCGACGTGAACGTCAACGTGAAACAGAAAGGCAAAATCCAGCTTTCTGTCACTGGCGTCACAGGCGTTACCGATGAGGGATCAACCGTGTATGCATCCGATGACGACACGTTTACTCTTTCATCGACGGGCAACTCGGCAATCGGCAAGATCATCCGCTATGTGACAAGCACGACCGTTATCGTGGCGTTTGAGGCAGTATCCAGGAGATCGATATAACTTAACCAGCAACATTTTCTAAAAGGAGGAAAACCATGGATCAATCAGGACTAAGCAGCAGGGCAATAATCGGGTTGTTTTATGAGATTCTCGAAGCATCGAAGGATCTCGCTTGGCCGTTTCGGGTAGGGATGGAATTTACATCCGACCAGGAATCGGAGACTTACAAGTGGCTTGGATCAAGCCCCATGATGCGCGAATGGATCGGTGGGCGTTTGGCCAAGAGCTTGCGTGAGAACGGAATCACCATCACCAATAAGGAATTTGAGGCGACGCTCGAAATCGCCACAAAGGATCTGCGCAGAGATAAGACCGGCCAGATCAAGATCCGCATTGGCGAGATGGCCGATCGCACCAATCAGCACTGGGCATCACTTTTAAGCACCATCATCAAAAACGGCGGAGCAACTGTTTGCTATGACAACCAGTATTTCTTCGATAATGATCATAGCGAAGGCGACAGCGGGACATTATCAAATTTGCTGACCGTATCTGATTACAGCGATTTGAACGTTACCACTCCTGCAAATCCCACCGCGGACGAACTGATTAAGGTTATCTTGAAACTCGTGCAGCACATGTATTCGCTGAAAGATGACCGTGGTGAGCCGTTGAACGAAAACGCCAGGAAGTTCATGCTTATGGTTCCGGTTAATATGTGGGCCGCGGCCATGCAGGCGTGTACCAAGAACCTCATCTCTACCGGCACCGGAGCGATCGACAACCCGCTTTTAGGCAATGACGGGTTCTCTATTGAGCCTGTGTCTAACCCGCGTTTCACAACCACCACGGAATTGTATCTTTTCCGTGCGGACGGGCGCGCGAAGCCGTTCATTCTGCAGAATGAAGTTGATGTGCAGATCGACGCTATCGCTGAGGGTTCTGAAGAGGAGTTCAAGAACAAGAGGCATCTATACGGCGTTTCCGCATCACGTAACGTCGGATACGGCCTCTGGCAGCAGGCGATCAAGGCAACATTGTCGTAACCGTAACTAAGTAAATAGGTCATCCGGGGGCTGGACAACCGGTCCCCGGATGATTTTACCAGGAGGAACCATGGCAGATATTTTGTTAAAGCTGACCGAAGAGAAGAAAATCGGCGGCAAAAAGTTATTACCCGGAGCAGTTCTTTTTTCGGGATCCTGCGCAGCCGGCATTTCCCCGGATGATCTGAATAAGGCAATACAGTTGCAGCAGATCAAAGTCGAGGTTCCTAAAAAAGAAGAAGCGAAGAAGAAAGATAAGTAGCACAACCGGGCTCGAAAGGGCCCCGTCTTTATTATGACTTTTAAAACCCAAATGAAAGATGATGTTATAAATTGTTTATTGAACTCTGACGAGTTCGGAGAACTTATTACCTATACGCCAAAAGGATTAACCGGTAAGTCTATTAAGGCGCAGGTATTCAGGCAGGGAATTATTCCGGCAAGCGAAGACACCGGCCGCGTACTTCAATCTCAAGTTGAGATCATTATCGCAAACGACGCTACTTATGGCGTGACATCGATAAACAAAGGCGGAGACACGGTATCGCTTCCGGAGCGAATTGGCGGATCAAGTATCACATTTACGGTGGCGGATATCCTTAAACAAGACGATGGACTGTGGCATTTGATGCTGCAGAAATGATATGTCTGAACTTACAGTAGAGATAAACACAAGGAATTTAGAGACAGCTTTGAGGATTTTCCCAAAAGAACTCAAATATGAACTCGCTGACGGGTTTGATCATATAAGCAAAAGATTCCTAGGTTCTTGGCGGAAAGCAAGGCTAAAAGGCCCTCCTGGAGTTATGGGGCATCGCCAATCCGGATTATTCGGAAGATTCTATAGGGCATGTCTTGTTCCAAGCCAGAGTGAAGGCATCGAAGGAATGGGTATGATTGTTTTTACTGATTCTAAGGTTGCTAATTTACAAGAATCCGGAGGCAACGTTCACGATCCTTCCGGAGGGAAAATTGCAGTACCACTCCATAAAAGAACAGAGATGTTTACTGCCGAGGGTCATCTTAAAAAGCAATATAAAGATGTCAATAAAGTTAAAGGTTTATTCAGGGTTATGGTAAAAAAAAGCGGCGAAACTTATTTGGTGAAAAAAGTCGGAAGAGGCAAAACCGGTATTCGATTTTTGTATGTGTTAAAAAATAATGTGGTAATTCATCCTCGTCTTGGATTCTACCAGACATGGGAAGACATGGGGAATGACCGGATAAATATCCTTAACCAATCAATCGAAAAAGCGATTAAAGAAACGTATTTTTAAACCATGACTACATCACGCAGGGAATATATTTTACAGAATATCAAAACCACGCTGGAAACTATTACCACGGCCCATGGGTATAACAACACAATCACTAGCGTGCAGCGTTGGTCGCAGAAGGGAAATAATCTGCAATCCATTCCGGCAATTATTATCAATTCCGGCCAGGAAGCAAAACAGCAGGAACCAAATCCACAAGCGACATGTAAGTTTACGATATACCTCGATGTTTGGACTAGGCAGGATGATACCGATACGACACCATCTGATCAAGTGGTAAGCGGGTTGATTGCCGATGTGGAAAAAGCGATGATGGTTGATTATACCCGCGGAGGATATGCGGAGGATACGCATATTATGAATAACGTCCCGTTTGAGACCGTAGAAGGAATGCCGAGTTTTGGCGTGCAGATTGAGGTAGAGATAACATACAAACACTTACTCACGGACCCCGCGGTCTACATATAGATTAACTTATATAACCAAGGAGGAGAGACATGTTAAGCAGAAGAAGGCAATTAGCGGCAAAAATCGAATCAGCGGAAGGAACAGCGGAAACATTGGCTGCAGCGGATGCCAAACTATTGGTATATACCCCAAAGGTTAGCTTTGATCCCGAGATGTTCACAAGAGACCCAGTCCGTGCATCACATTCTCGCATTGGTAAGGTCCCCGGGAAACGTCCGGCAAGCCTCGGGTTTAGTATGGAGTTGCGCGGATCCGGAACAGCAACTACTGAACCGGAATGGTCAAAGCTTCTTAAATCCTGCGGTTTCGCGATCAATGTCCTGCGTTCAATCAATATTGGCACGGTAACAGGCGGACCTTTTCAGCACGGAGAGATAATCACTGGGGGATCTTCCGGAGGGACCGGTAGGGTAGTCATAAAGACAGCCACCGGAGCGGCTAATATTTATTATGTGGAGCTTTCCGGGACACTTCAAAGCGGAGAGGTAATTACCGGCGGCACTTCGACAGCTACTGCTACAACATCTTCAACACCTTCCACGGTGGGAAAGGAATGGAAGCCGGTATCGTATTACAGCAATAATATCGCATCATTGACCATGGCAACTTATGAAGATGGCGTGCGCAAGCTTATCACCGGAGCCAGAGGCAATGTCAAATTCACACTCAAGGCAGGCCAACCGGTCATGATGGAATATGCATTCCAAGGAGTTGAGGGAGGCATCACTGATACAGCGCTTTTGACCGGGATTACTTACGAAACTCCCATTCCCCCGGCATTTTTGAGCGCGTTATTCAGCATCGATGCTGTGTCTGCAAAAGTTGGAGAATTAGAAATTGATATGGGCAATAAGCTTGCCGGCAGAGATGATATTAATAGTGCTCGAGGATTGCTGTCATACTTGATCACTGACCGTGAAACGGCCGGATCATTTAATCCGGAGATGGCATTAGTAGCTTCTCATGATTTTCATTCCAAGTGGTTTGGCGGTACTGAGATGGTCCTGGATTTTCAAGTTGGCAGCACTACCGGTAATAAATTCCGGTTTTACGCGCCTAAAGTTCAATATACCAAAGTCGATGATGAGGATCGGGATGGTATACAACTGGCAAAATGCGCGTTTGATTTTAACGGCACGGTATCACCAGGTGATGACGAATTTTGTATCCTAGCACTCTAATCAGGGAGGTAGAAAAATGTTAACAGGGATAAATATTTATGAGGCAAAACCGTATGTTTCGAAATACGATCCGGACAAGAATAACCCTACAACGTTTCAGATAGGTTCGATGGATCCTTTTCTAAGGTCGTTTATAGAAGACCAAACAACCTCTTTAAAGTTCAGTTCAAAAAATCCTAGTGAGCTGGCGGAGGCAAATATTTTGGTAAGCAAGCGAAACCTATTGGCAGTTAAGTTTGGGGTACGCGGTATTGAGAACTTGGAAGATCCCCAGACAAAGAAGCCGGTTAAATTCGAAACAATCAGCACGTCCATAAATGGGAAAAATTTCCCGGCGGTTTCAGATGAAATAATAAAGATGCTGCCAAAGGATCTGATTGACGAACTGGCGGAAGTTATCCTCTCGGCCAACAGGCTTACGGAGGAAGAAACAAAAAACTAATTATGGCAGTCCAGGTCATGGACGCAAGCCTGGAGTGCCGCAGATGCACCAATGAGCAAAGGATCGAACGTGGCTGCGATGAAGATTCGCCAATACCCGGGTATTGGAAATTCGATGAATTTGAAACAAACCGCTGCCCCGTAAGGCTGGTAACAAAAAACAGTTTAAGGTTAATCGAAGCATTTCTATATTTTAAACAAGGTCTTTTGCCTAACGCCGGGGGATGGATGGATCAACCGGCGAAATTATTTGAAGCATTTGAAGTAATCGAGGCGGAATCGCGCAAGATTCAGGATAAGAAGGAGAAAGATACCCATGCCAAGTAATCATGAGCTAGAAATAATAATGAAGCTTAAGGATGAGATCTCCAAAAAACTTGCCGGAGTAGAAGGCGCTTTCCGAAAGCTTTCTAATTCTACGCGCGAAGTAGGTCTTCAGATGCGCAAAACCGGCAGAGAAATGTCCTATATAGGCACGTCTATGGCTGCGGTAGGAACCGCCATCATAGCGCCCCTGGCCCTTGCATATAAAAATGCTGGAAATTTTAACGCAGAGATAGCCCACCAATTACGAGAAACCCAGAATGTATTTAATAATCTATCGGTATCCATAGGGAAATCTTTGTTGCCTGTAATGCGCCAGTTGACCAATAGCATAGCTAATGTGGTTTCTTGGTGGAATAATTTAGATCAAGCGGTAAGGGATAGAATAATCACTAGCATATATAAGCTCGGAGTTACCTTGATAGGGTTGGGAACCGCTTTAATGATTGTAGGGCATAGTTTATCGTTTCTGGCAAATTTAGCACTGCTTACTTCAACCCTTTTAGCTATGAATCCGGTAGTCTTGGCCACCTCTCTTGTGGTATTAGCGGTTGTAGGCGGCTTTATTGCCCTTGCTGCTGCCATGCTAAGGTGGAAACCTGTTGCTGATGCAGTAATAAACACCCTTGTAGTTTTAGGTTCAGTAGCGGGCCAGACTGCTGATTATTTGCTTATACTTTGGAACGTTATGAAACTTGATTTCAAAAGTGTAAAGAAGGACTGGAAAGATATAGGTGAATACAGCAAAAAAATACAAGATGTTATGACTGGTAAAGGAAGTTCTGAGGCTACGGCGTTCGATAAGATAAAAAACAATCTAAGCGATTTCGCAGGATGGTGGAAAGAATTTCAAACGGCCATAAGTGGTGGAGGTAATAATAAAAATAAGGATAGCGCTGGTGGGTTTTGGTCAGGCTTTGAATATGCTACTGTTGAGGCGATGGATAAATTGCGAGATTTTCAGCAATTAGGTAAAGATGTAGCCAGCCAACTGACTACTAACTTGGCTAGTGCGTTCTCGAGTTTTATAGATGACGCTTTTTCAGGGCAATTAAAAAGGGCGCAAGATTATTTTGCGGCCTTTGGTAAGTCAATATTAAGTATGTTCGGTCAAGTGATAGCAAAAATGATCGCAGAGTGGATGGCTTGGCAGGCAGTTATGCAAGGTAAACAATTGATTGGCAATATTCTCGGTTTATTCTCAAGCGCTTCCAGTATTACTGGTGGCGTAGGCGGTCAGACTGTTAATACTGGGCCTCAAAGTGTCGGGGGACATTCTTTTACCACAGCCTGGTCACCATATCATAGTGGCGGCATTGTAAGGGCGCACAGCGGCCTTGCGGTGGATGAGGTTCCGATTATAGCGCAAAGAGGGGAAAGGGTCTTATCAAGGTCCCAGAATGCCGAATATGAGAAGGGCGGGGGAACACAACCGATCATTGTTTTTAAGGTATGGGATTATGCGGATATTGCCAAGCATGAAGAACAGATTGTTGCGATGGTGGGTAGAGCTGTGGGGCGTAATGGAGCATTAAGGGGGCAACTAAAAAAATATACTTAAAGGATAAAAATGCCTAATGAATTTATTTTAGCACCGGATTACGTATTCGACGAAACCCCACAATACAAAACACTCATAAGCACGTTTGAGAATGGGGCGGAACAGCGTCGGGCAAAGCGTTCAAGTGCTGTTACGGAATATAAGTTAGTTTATAAAAACAGAAGCGCAGCCGACTTAGGAACCGTAACAACTCTGTTTAATAGCAAAAAAGGCGCTTTAACCTCTTTTACCTGGACACATCCAATCAGTGCAGCAACATTAACCGTTAGATTCAAGGAAGATAGTTTAACCTTTAGCAATACGGTATTCGGCTTGTATGATTTTGAATTCAATCTAATAACTATTATCTAATGTATACACAGGATAGCACTTTTAAATCAGAAAAAAATAAATCAGCCAACCAACCGATATATCTTTATTCTATTGAGAATTACGACGGCAGCACAGACCTAAACCTTGCCGAATGGGATACCGATATTACTTATGATGGCGTAACCTATACCAAGTTTCCTATTAAGCATGATGAAATTTCAGAAAATTCCCAAGGGGAGATAGATATGATTAGGGTAACCGTGGCTAACGTAAACAGGGTTATCCAAGCATACCTTGAGGGTTATGATCTGCGCGGCAAAAAGGTAACCATCACACTTGTCTGGGCTAACCAATTAAACGATACCGATGCGAACATTAAGTTTATTTACTATATAGACAACTATACGGCAACACAAGATACGGTTGATTTTGCGCTATCGAGTAAGTATGACATTATCGATTTAACATTACCTAACGGAATTTATAATCGTAATTACTGCCGGTGGAAATATAATTCAACAGAATGCGGTCATTCCGGCGCACCATCAACTTGTGATAAGCGTAAGGATACTTGCAAGACTACTATGAGCAATATAGCAAGGTTTGGCGGATTTCCGAGCGTTCCCACGGGGAGATTATATACATAATGACAGAACAGGATATTATTAAGAAATATTTGGGCTTTTCATATAAACATCAAGGCAGGGATATGCGAGGATTGGATTGTTACGGCTTGATTATCGCTATATATGCTGATTTAGGAATTAAATTGTTTGATATTGAAGAAGAGTATGATTCTGATTGGAGTTGGAAGAATAAAAATTACTTTTTAGAAAATGCCCATAAAGATTGGGAAGAAGTAAAAAAACCTAAGTTATTTGATGTGATTACCTTTAAGAATGGGAAAGGTGTAATGAATCACGCCGGAGTGATGTTAGATGAGAATAGATTTATAAATAGTTGTAAAGCCGGAACAGTAGTTTGCAGATCATCTGATGATGTTTGGCAGAAAAGATTTGCAGGTTTTTATAGACACAAAGGATTAACGGAATGAGATTATTGAGTGTGATATTTCAGATCGCCAAATGGTTCACGATTACTATAACCAACGAGGATATCATCAACAAAATCAAAATTACCAATCCATACACCATAGTTCAAAGATTCGTAAGTTTTATTATTAATGACTTGTCTATTCCAAGAAATAGGATTCTTAGCACGAGAGAGAAGTTCTTGTTTAGTCATTCCGACGTGAGTTGGAATAACTTGGCTCATAGCGCAACTACATAAGGTAAGACAGGTTAGGAAAATGATTAATATTTTCATTTTATATCCGAAAAAAAAGATTTCAAGGATTTTATAGATATAAGGGGTTGAAACAATTGTTAAAACGAACCTGTATATCCCCTTGTTCGCATACAATTTGCTCTTTGTTGATCAAGTATTAGAGGGTTGCCACCCCAACTTTCAGCACCAGCTTGTGATGTGCATTCGTAATAATCTTTATTATATTGGTCGGATGTAACATCAGGTTTTACCCAATGTTGAGGATAGCAACCGCATAAAGCAAAACAGATTAATAAAAGGATTAGAATTTTCATAATGATGAAAGTTAACATATTTTTTAGGGATTGTCAAGGCCAATATGATAACGATTAAATATATTCCAAACATTCTAAAGGACGAAGGCAGAATAAGTAAAGAGTTACCTTTTGTCGCTAATAAACCATTACAAGAATATCTTACTGAAACACAATTTAATCTTAATGAGTGTAGGGTTATTGTTACTGGGAAATTAGTAACTGATTTGACTTCTAGTATTAAGAATGGTGAAGAGGTTATTGTTACTCCCAAGATAAGTGTTCCGGCTCTTGTTTGGATATTTGGTTCAAACGCTACATTTTGGATGGGAGTTTGGAACGCACTTGTTATTGCATCCACAGTTTTATCTATTGCTTATTCAATTTATTCTATATTTGCAAAACCGCGCACTCCTAACTATGGAAGTACCGGTGAAGGCCTAGACGAGGGATCCCCCACTTACGGTTGGGATGGAATAACCAATACCCAAGACGTAGGCATTCCGATATCTAAGGCTTATGGTATGGGTAGGGTAGCCGGGAACATCATCAACCAATTCATTCGCACAGACGGAGATAAGGAATACTTAAACCTGCTTATAGCGCTATCCGAAGGCGAAATTGAAAGCATAGACAGCATAGAAATAAACGAAAACCCTTCAGCTAACTTTGACGGCATAGTTTTAACCAAACGCTACGGCACAAATAGCCAAGCACAAATAGCCAACTTCAATGATAGCCACGACTTGAAAGCGCTCAACGCCAACCTTACTAAAAATAACGCTTACGTTTATACAACAGTAAATATCGATATCACCGCTTTTGAATTAAAACTTACTTGCGTAGGCGGATTATTTCAGTCAGGCAGCAGCGGAGCCTTGGAGAGTTGGGCAGTGACTTATCAGGTAGAATATAAACTACACGCCGATCCTACTTATACCGATTTAGGATCAACCACCATAGACGGTAAATCACGCACAGATTTAAGGCGTGTTTTCCGCAAGGAAGGGCTCACTGCCGGCCAATATGACATCCGGGTAACCAGAACCTCTGACGACAGCAGTTTAGATCCGATGAAGCAGGGAGACCTTTACCTTAAAGGCGTAGACGAAATCGCCCAGGATGAACCACTTATATATCCTAATGTAGCTCTTTTGGGCGTAGAAGCCCTCGCAACCGACCAATTAAGCGGAAGTACACCAACCATTACCTCTTTAATCAAAGGCGCCAAGGTAAGCATCCCGGCAGTACTAGATGAAGAAGATGGCAACCCGGTTGATTGGGATGATTACTATTGGGATCCTGTTAACAGCGTATTTAAACTAGGGGTTGGCGATACCGAACTTTATTGGGATGGCGTAACCTATGTAACCGCATATTCCGCTAACCCGATATGGTGCTTAAGAGATTTAATCACTGATACCCGTTACGGCCTGGGCGATTATATAACTACGTCAAATATGGATCCCGCGCAACTTTTAGAAATGGCCAAGTACTGCGAGGAAAAAGTTAGCGACGGAGACGGAGGTTACGAAAAACGATTTAGGCTGGATGTTGTCATAGACAGTAGCACAAAGGCAATAGATTTACTTACTCAATTATCCGCAACCTTTAGATGTTTCACTTTCTATTCCGCAGGGGCAATAAAATTAAAAATAGACAAAGCAGAAAGCCCAGTGCAAATGTTTGGCATGGGCAATATCATATCCGAGAGTTTTGTCCAGTCCTGGAAATCTATTAAGGAAATCCCCAATGTAATTGAAGTGCAGTTTATGAATAAAGATTTAAATTATAAGCAGGAGGTTATATCGGTAATGGATGAAGTATCTATTGCCGCGGGAGATCCTGTTCGTAAGAAATCTTTGCGCCTTTTTTGCACACGCATAAGCCAGGCCATAAGGGAAGGTAAATATGCCCTTAATATCGCCAAGAACATCCAGCGTACAGCAACACTTAAGGCCGGAATTGACGCTATTGCCTGTCAAGCTGGAGACGTAATCAATGTAGCCCACGATGTGCCTGCTTGGGGCATAGGTTCAGGCAGGGTGCTGGCAGGTAGCACTACCACTCTGGTTAAATTAGATCAGCCGGTTACGCTGGCCGCAGGGACTTATAAAATAAGGATTCGTTTTGCAGACGATACCCAGGTAGAAAAAACAATAAGTAGTATTGCAGGAGTTCATACAGAAATAGAGGTAATAGGGGATGCCTTTACTAATGCCCCCGCGGAGTTTGATTTATATTCTATCGGTAAGGAAAATCAAGTCGTAGCGCCATATAGAATAATCTCAATGAAGCGCGCGGAGAATAGCGAGGTTGAGATTACCGCGCTGGAATACGATGCTGATGTATATGACACAGATACAATAGTATTGCCGGATAACAATTATTCATCTTTATCTTTTACCATACCGCCGGTAGAAAACCTAACACTAACCGAAAGCGTAATCACTTTAAATGATGGATCTATTGAAAACGCAATAGATGTATGGTTCACAAAGCCAATAGTTACCGGCTATGTCCTTAAACGGTACAACAGGGCAAGGATATATTTATCTGATAACGCCGGAGTGACATATTCATACGTAGGAGAAACAACCGCGGAGAGTTTTAAGATCCAAGGCGGTTTAATCAATGCGACTTACAAAGTTTTGGTTGTGTCGGTTTCAGATAGCAATGTAGAAAACGCCAGGAGCGCAAGCCCATCCGCTTCGATTACCTTAGTGGGCAAAGATTCAAACCCTAACGACGTTACTAATTTTGCATACACTTTTCTTAATGCCCTCGTTTTTACCTGGGATAAAAATACAGACAAGGACTTATTAGGTTATGAAATAAGGGATGCAAACTCAAACTGGGGGGTGCAGAACGCCAATCTTATTTACCGCGGACTTGCGAATACATTTACAGTGGTTGCGCCTGCGGCAAGGGCCCCCGGGACCTATTATATCTGTGCCTTTGATACGTCTGGCAATTATTCAGCCACTCCCGCAAGCCTTACGCCCACGAACGCAGCACCTTCAGCGCCTACAATCGCAGCCACACAATGGTTTGGATATGCGAAGATTGAATGGACGGATAGCGTTGATACAGATCTAAGATATTACGAAGTCTATAAATCAAACACTAACGCTTGGGCCGGAGAAGAAGCATTAGAAGCCAGGATATCCGGGAAGATGATTACCGTTCAAGGTAACGCTCCCGTAGACGCGGTTGCGGCCTCACCTGACAGCACAAGTATAACGGACGCCGCATTAATTGGTAAAGGAGTTAATTACTTCGTTGGAGATGTCTTACTGCAAACAAGCGGAACATACATCGGACAAGAAGCAATAGTAACCGCTTTTAATAATGCGACAGGACAGCTTTCAGTGGCCAGCTGGCCATCCGGAACGCCCACTGCCCTGGATAAATTTGTTATAAAGGACAGGGCATACTATAAGGTTAGGGGTGCGGATACTTATGGCCCGGGTTCTTTGTCTTCTGCGGTAACAATCAACTTTACACCCTTAACCGCATCTGAAATAGGGGATGCGATAATCTCTGCTCGCAAGCTTATCGCCGGGG